CACGCGTGGCGCAACGGCTCGTGAACGCCTGCTGCTCGCCAGCAACAGGTTCGGAAAAACCCACTGTGGCGCCGCGGAGATGGCGATCCATCTGACCGGGCTCTATCCCGACTGGTGGAACGGCAAGCGCTTCCACAAGCCTGTCAGAGCCTGGGCAGCGGGCGTGACCAGCGAGAGCACTCGCGACGTTGTGCAAGACAAGCTGATCGGGCCGCCTGACCGCAAGGAGGACTGGGGCACCGGCTACGTGCCTGGCAAGCTGCTCGGCGGCCACTCAATGGCACGCGGGGTCGCGAACGCGCTCGACACGGTGTCGGTGAAGCACGTGAGCGGTGGCTTCTCGACCCTCCAGTTCAAGAGCTACGAGCGCGGCCGAGAGAAGTGGCAGGGCACGGCGCTTGAGGTCGTCTGGATGGATGAGGAGTGTCCGCTGGAGATCTACACCGAGGCACTGACCCGCACGAACGAGACCGGCGGCATCATCTACATGACGTTCACCCCGCTTTTCGGGTGGTCTGACGTGGTTCGCCGGTTTCTCGGTGACGGCAAATGAGTGGCTTGGCTTCGACGGCGCATCCCGACCGCGCCGTCATCATGGCGACGATTGACGATGCCTTGCACTTCTCAGATGAGGAGCGCGCTCGCATCATCGCTTCCTACCCTGAGCACGAGCGCGAGGCCCGGACAATGGGCATCCCGGCGCTTGGCTCGGGTAAGGTGTTCCCGATTGCCGAGGAGAGCATCAAGGCTGACCCGTTCCAAGTCCCCGCCTACATGCCGCAGATCGTCGGCATCGACTTCGGCTGGGATCACCCGTTCGGCGCCGCTCGGCTCGCTTGGGACCGGGACAACGACATCGTCTACGTGACGGCGGTCTATCGGCAGCGAGAAGCCACGCCGATCATCCACGCGGGAGCGATCAAGGGCTGGGGCGATTGGTTGCCCGTCGCATGGCCTCACGACGGCCTCCAGCACGACAAGGGCTCCGGCAAGACACTGGCCAGCCAGTACGCCGCGCAGGATCTTGATATGCTGCCGACCCATGCGCAATGGGAAGATGGCGGCAACGGGTTCGAGGCCGGCATCTCGGCGATGCTAACGCGGATGCAGACCGGAAAGTGGAAGGTGTTCAGCACCTGCGGCGAGTGGTTTGAGGAATTCCGGCTGTTTCACCGTGAGAAGGGCCTGGTCGTGAAGGAGCGAGACGACGTGCTCTCGGCCTCACGGATAGGCCTCATGGCTCTGCGGCATGCCATCGTGAAGCCGAAGAAGGGCGACTGGTCAGCGCCGAGCACGGGGTGGGTGGTCTGATGTCCTGCTCCGTCCGCCTTCGCGTGTCCATCGAGCTGGTAGGCAAGAACGGCCAGACCATCGGCTCTGCGCCGTCCGACATCTTCGCGCAAGGCACGCGCCTCGGCACCTTGGAGACACAGATCGCCCGCGGTCAGGTTCTCCCTCTGGATGCCGACTGCAACACGGTGGCCCAGCAGGCGTTCAACCTCTGCCGAGAGAGCTATAAGCGTCTGGCGACGGCGCTGATGAACAGGGGTGAAGCGGCGTGACGGCTACGATCCTCGTGTTCGCTACCCTGATCATCATGGCGGCGAGCGCGCTTTGGCGCGGCTATGTCCTTAGCGTCGTCTGGGGCTGGTTCATGGTGGAGCGGTTCGGACTGCCCCCGCTCTCGGTCGCCCAAGCGATCGGCGTTGCGCTCGTCGGCGCTGCCATCACGCATCACTACACGCCAACCGTTGAGGGGAAGGGCGGCGAGGCGCTGGCTGATGTCGTGCTTGCGCCGCTCACTATCCTAGCGATCGGCTGGGTTGCTCGGAGCTTCATCTGATGTCCGAAGCCACCCAATACCGCATCACCCTGACCCTTCAGCCTCTGACAGCAGCCGGTGAGCCTGTCGGCGCCGCGGTTCGGCAGGAGCAGACCATCGCCATCGCCACGCGCGCCACGTTTGACCCAGCCAAGCGCGTTCTCGCCATGCGGGCGCGTGACCTCGGCGAGCAGGCGGCTGCAGAGTTTTATACGGGGCTTAAGCCGCTGGTGACGAAGTGAAGATCTCTGGCGCCGAGCTTCGCAAGCTGCACGAGATCGAACGGCGCGTCCCTGCACATCTCGGGCGTGCGGTCATCGAAGCGGCCAAGTCCGGCGACGTTGAAGCCGGTAAGGCGGCTCTTCGCGCAGTCGGTGAATGGGTCGCGGAGGACGAGAAGCGCGCCGCGTCCGTGCAGTTACCCATCGTCAGCTTCATGATGCTGGATTATGGGCAGGTTCAAGCTCCCGCATCGGTCGATGAGGCGGTTTATCGGTCCGGCGATCCTAAGCGCTTCACCCGCTCGCCCAAGTTCGAGGCATACCTGCGGCGGCAGAATGCTCGGCAGGAAGCCTTCTACAAGGCGGGCGGGGACCTAAACGATTTCCGTGCCGAGGAATGGTCATGAACGACGAGCACGCGAAGCTGACGGCCGAATACAACGTGATCCTCAAGCACTTGGATGGTGCTGAGCATCGTAACGCTGGGGAGGCGATCGGCACGCTGCTCGCGGCTGCCCGCCACATCCTCAAGCGCCTCGGGCCTCCCGACGCCATGGACGCTGCCGATCTCGACGAGATGCGGGACGCTCTCGAACGCCAGACCTCCGGCGCCGCTTAGGACCACCCATGATCCGCCATCTCATCCTCGCCCTGGCCTTCTTGGCTGGGGTCTCCAGCGCTGCTCAGGCTCAGCAGGCCAAGGTCGTCGCCTCGTGCGGCGCGGAGGCTCTGCGGCTCAACGACGGTTCTGGCCCGTTCATTGATCAGGTCGGGCGCACCTGTGTCTCGGGTGGCGCTGCGGAGGTGAAGGCCGGATCAGGCGGCGTCTCCAGCTTCTCCCGCATTCCGTCCTCGGCGGCCACGAACAACCTCACGGTCGCCAAGGCAACTGCCGGTCGGGCCTACACCTATCAAGGCTGCAACACGACGGCCTCCACCATCTACATGCGGGTTTACAACGCCGCGACGGCTGGCGCAGTAACAGTGGGCACGACGACGCCGCTCGCCGGCCCCTACGCCTTTCCGGCCAACACCTGCATCCAGACGACGGACTTCGCCAACAACATCGGCGTCTCGCTGCCGGCTGGCATCGTCTACGCCTTCGGGACTGCGCCTGCTGATACGGACGCCACGGCGATCACGGCCGGCGCGATCACGGCCTTCCAGATCGGGTACCAGTGATGCGCCTGCGCGAATTCCGTCTCGTTATTGAGAAAGACGGCGTGAAGCGCGCGCTGTCGGGCCCCTTCCGGGTCTGCTTGTCGCGTGAAACTGCAGAACGCCTGATTGACCAGCTTGTGCCGGCGCTCAACCGCGATGCCAGTTACGGGTGGCTCACGGTCATGCCCGAAATAGTGGACGAAAGCCCGCCCGACACGCCTCCGCGAGAGTGGACGGACTAAGACTGCCATGCACCTTCTCGCCCTCATCCTCTGCCTGCTCGCCGGCTCCGCTGCCGCGCAGAGCACGCAGACGATCCCGTTTCGCCGCATGTCGGATCCGGTGCAGCTCGCAGTGGGTCCGACCGCGCAGCCGACCATGATCCCGCCGTCGAGCCTGATCGATCCGGCAAGTGGTCAGCGGCTCAATTCGTTCTACGTTGCCAACCCGAACAACGTCTGGGTTCGAGCCAAGGGCTTCAGCAACGCCGCCGACTGCCAGAACATCGGCGTGACCGAGACGACCGGCTGGCTCTGGCCGCCCGGCTTCGTCGGCATCTTCTCGACGCAGTATCCCGTGTGCGGCTCGGCGATGGCTGTGTCCATGCCGGGCTATCCGGTCACCTCGTCTACCACGTTCAAGCCGATTGAGTGGTCCTATGGCTTCGGCCAGTAAGGGGTTCCTCATCGGCTCATTGCTGGGGCTGCTGTGCCTCGCGCCGGCTTGGGCTGGTGTGCGGAGCATGGGCTATGGCCCGGCTGGGCCGCAGGGAGCGCAGGGTGGTGCAGGAGCCAACGGAGTTGCGGGTCCCGCTGGACCGACGGGAAGTAGCGGTCAGGTTGGGCCTGCTGGTCCCAAAGGCGATACCGGCCTCACAGGTCAGCAGGGTCCTGCGGGCGTGGCCGGACAGCAGGGTCCACAAGGTCCCGCTGGCGCAACGGGCGCAGCAGGGTCTCAGGGAGTTGCAGGTCCTTCGGGCATAGTTCCCGTCTACGGCCCCTCAGGCTTGCGTTCTGGCGTCAAGGCATGGATGGGCGCCGTCACGAGCGCCAACGGCCTCTGGTCGGCCTCTATCGCGTCCGCAGGCTGCTCCGCGACCCCGTACAACATTCAGGTGCAGGCGCTTGGCGTTGATCAGACCGCGTCCGGTGTGCGCGTCGCCAACGTGTCGTCAGCGTCGGCCACGTCAATTACCGGCACGGTCACGCAGCCGGCCACCGTCTCGTTGCTCGGCATCCTCTCGCTGAGCCTTGCCACTACTGGAACGCCCACCGTGTGGGTTGAGGCTTTCTGCTGATGGCGAAGAAAGTCAGCCGCCTTCCGACCGCCGCCAAGCGGCCAGTCCGCAATCCTGTGGCGCTAGACGAGAGCGGTAACGTCGAGTTCATGGGCGGGTACAGCCGTCTCAGCGTCCCCGCTGAGCGCGTTCTGCATCATGCGGTTCTAGTTGGCTTGGGTAAGGTCATCGTCATCGGTACCGATGCTGACGGTGCGCTCTATTTCGCTGGCAGCGAAACTGATGGAGCCGAAACACTGTGGCTCCTTGAACTCGCGAAGAAACGGCTGCTGGAGTTGGCCGACTGATGGCCGATCCTAAGCCCGTCTCAAAGCACGAGCTTCTATCGCTCCTTGACGAGGAGTTCTCAAAGGGCATCACCTTTGCGAACGATCCGGAGAAGGATCGCCGGGAGCACGCGCTGGACTATTACGACGGGTACATGCCCGACCTTCCACATGAGGAGGGCCGCTCGGGCATCGTCTCTCGCACGGTGTCAGAACAGGTTGACCGGCAGCTTCCCGGCCTGCTGCGCGTCTTCAACGGCTCGGAGAAGGTGTTCCTGTACCAGCCGAACCGGCCCGGCGACGAACAGATGGCCGAGCAGGCGACCGACTACGTCAATTACGTCTGGAACAGCAACGAGGTGAACGGCTTCCTCGTGCTCGCGACCGCCATTCAGGACGCGCTGACGGTCCGCAACGGCATCATCAAGGTCTACTGGGACCGGACGCCCGACTACGAGACGGAGCACCTGACTGGGCTCACCGACGATCAGCTCACCATGCTGATCGGCAACGAGGAAATGGGCATCCAACCGTCCGAGCCGGGCTTGCAGGTCATTCAGCACTCGCCGTCCGAGCAGATGATTGACGCGGGTCCGATGGGTCCGGCGCAGATCATCCCGACGCACGATGTCATTCTGCGCCGCGTGATCAATCCCGGCCGGCTCGCGATTGAGAACGTGCCCCCGGAGGAGTTCGGCATCTCGGCTCGCGCCAAGACCATCGACACCGCGCCGTGGGTCTGGCAGCGCGTCCGCGTCACCCGCTCGGACCTGATCAAGCAGGGGTTCCCGGCCAACGTGGTCGAGGACATCCCGGCGTACAACATCCATCCGGAGGACTATCTGCGCCGCGGCGTGGGCGACCGCGACCAGCTTGCAGGCGAGCAGGGCCGTGGCGCGACCGAAGAAGTCGAGATCGTCGAGTGCTACGGCTTCGTGGACATGGATGGCGACGGGATCGCGGAGAGCCGCAAGATCATCGTCAGCGGCTCTGACGGTTCGCGCGACGTCCTGCTGAACGAGCCTTGGGACGATGAGCGCCCGTTCGTGGATCTGCGGCCTCACATCGTGCCGCACCGCTGGCAGGGCCGCTCCGTCGCCGATCAGACGATGGACCTGCAGCGGATCAGCACGGCCCTGTGGCGCGGCGGCCTGGACAACACCTACGAGCAGATCCGGCCGATGTACGAGGTGCTGCAGAGCGCCGTCATCAACCCGGACGAGCTTCTGAACCGCACTTTCGGCGGCACTGTCCGCGTCAAGCAGCAGGGCGCGGTCAACCCGATCCCGGTCCAGAACGTCGCGCAATCGGCATTCTCGACCATCGCGGCGGTGGACAAGATCATTGAGCGGCGCACGGGCGTCTCAGACGCCACGCCGAGCCTTGATGAGACGGCGCTGGTGCAGCAGACGGCGACCGCGAGCCAGTTGGAGCACGACGCCGGCTACGCGCGGACCGAACTGGTCGCCCGCATCATGGCCGAGATGGGCCTGAAGCCGCTCGCCAGGAAGATGCTCAAGATCATCGTTGCGAACCAGGACCGGCCGCGCACCATTCGCCTTCGCGACCAGTGGGTGCAGATGGATCCGACATCCTGGGACGCGGACATGGACGTGGACATCAACGTCGGGCTCGGCACCGGTTCCCGGCAGCGCGACATGGCGATGCTCGGCCAGGTGCTGAACCAGCAAGAGATGATCATCAAGCAGTTCGGCCTGAACAACCCGGTGGTGGACGTCGCCTCCGTCGTTGGCACGCTGCACAAGATGGTCGAAGCCGGTGGTCTGCGGAACCCTGAGCAGTTCTTCCGCATGCCCTCTCCGCAGGACCTGCAGGCGTACATGGCCTCCAAGCCGCCGCCGATGGATCCGCGCGTGGCCGCCATTCAAGCCCGCTCTCAGGCCGATCAGCAGCGGTTCCAGCTTCAGTCGCAGATCGCGGCTGCGAAGCTCCAGATGGAGCAGCAGGCACGGGCGCAGAAGGTCAACACTGACGCGCAGGCCGACGCTGTCGAGGCGCAGGCTGACCTTCAGCAGATGCGCGCGAGGCTGCAGCTTGAGGCCGAACTGAAGCAGCAGGAACTGGCCCAGGAGTTTGAGCTACGGCGCCAGGAACTGGAACTTGAGGCCGAATTGAAGATGCGTGAAATGGCCCACGGCGTCCACGTTTCCGGTCTGACGCA